CCAATGAGGGCAGCAACAGTCCTCTTCACAACGCCATTATGACCCATGGTCGCTTTGAATGGGAACCCCTGTCCCCTGCTGCTCGTTCCGAAATACAGGAGTACTATGTTCAGAGTGTTCCTGTGCCTTACCGTGGTTTCATGTCCATTCTAGACGCCATTTTTGGTACGGCCTATACTCCTGCTCACGCTGGTCTCGACTTTTCGGCCACTTCTGGTCCCTGGCTGGACGGTCTGAAGCGTGATTGGATCGACGTTGATACTAGGTGGGTTCACCCTACCCTTCAAGAACTCATCAAGGAAAATCTTCGCGATCTCCAGCGCGGTGTGCGTCCCAGGCACATTGAAAGCTGGATGACCCTTAAAGACGAACTCCGAGTTCCAGGAAAAGAGTTCACTCCTAGGGCATACTACTCGGGTTGCTTTAACTGGGTGGTTATAGAAAAGGTCTTTTTCTGGCCTTTTCTGGCTCGTTTCCGCGAGCGGCCTACGGAGACCCGCTCCGCTATTGGTATTTCGCCGCAATCCAATGATCCAGCATATTTGATTCTTCATGCATATGGCAAGGATGCTGGTGAGGGTGACTATGAGAAGATGGATAAGCGCCTTTATCCTGATTATCTTTCCATTAAACAGTATGCCCATGTTGATAGATGTCGTATCGCCAACGGCGATGTGTTTTACATTGACGCGTTTGGTGAGTTGTTCGAGTTCACTCCCGATGTCTACAACATACTGTGGGAAGTTATCAATTGGTGCCATATCATCATTCTTTACTTGCTAATTTTGTGGTTCGGCAATCCTTCTGGCTCCTGGATTACTGGCTACATAAATGATGAAGAGCATCATTTGCACAAGATAGACTACTACGTTCACAATGTTCCGACCGATCTTAGGTCGTTTGACCACTTCAAAACACATTTTGACGGAAGGTCTTTCGGCGATGATTTCTTCACGCTCACTTCCAAAGAGGCCCGCTCTTGGTTCGACATTCTCCGGTTTGCCGAATTTGTTCTTAAGCGCGGGGCCCGAATAACCATCCCCCAAAAGGACGTAGCTTTGCGTCCATACACTCCTGTCCGCGAGTTAACGTTCCTCAAGCGCAATTTCTGTTATGAGGATGGCGTTGTTACGATGCGTCGTCCCATTGAGGATATTCTCCAGGCGTTGTTCTGGAAACAGAAAAACTTTTCTGACCGCGAGTACTTGCGCCAGTGTGCTTTGTCTGTCCTTGACGAGCTAGTACTCCACCCCGCCCCTGTGTTTAAGCTCTGGTCTGATAGAATAATAGGGTTATTCTCTGAGCTATACAACGAAACACTCTCCTATCCGTCCTGGAGTGAACGACGGAGACTCTGGGGAATCCGACCTCTACATGATCCTCGTTTGGATCATATCTTCTCTGAGTCAAAAACTGAGTTCGGACCTGCGGTCACCCCGCAGGGTAAATAGGGCTTGATCACGTTCCCGAAACGTAGGTAATGCTCTCTAAGGGAAATTCGATGTTGCTAATCCTCAAACTGCTCCTGTCGTAGAAAACAATGTAGTACGACCGTCCCCCGTTGAGTTGACCCCCCAAAACATCAACGTTAATTCGGCGTCCAATGTTCCCGTCGCCGATGTGACCCCTACTGCTACCGTGTCCCCCGGTAAAGAACCCCTCGATGTCGTGCCTGTCAATCTTGGCACTTACTTCGGCACTGCTCGTAGAGCGCCGAAGGAAATAACGACCCCATGGACCACCGTCGGACTTATTCCGTGGTCCAACCAGCCGCAATATGATGTTCTCTTTGCGGTAGACCCCACTGCCAGCGATGCTCTGTCCAGTCCCGGCGTTTTCAAAGTTGGCTCTCCTGGCTACAACTTTGCCCAATACTATGCGCACTACAAGTGTGCGGTTGAGGTCAGAGTGAAGGTCAAGGGAAAGGTTTCGAATGGAGGCCTTCTTGTCTTCTGGGTTCAGGATGAAGACGTGTACGCTGAAGG